TGAGATCAAAGAAATGCTGTATAATAACAAGGATAAAGTTATTGAAACAAAAAAACGATTAGGAAGAAAAAAATTAAAAAATATTAAATATTATAATCAGAGCTAAATTCATTTAATTAATTTTTTTATATGGGGCAATTCATCTGTTATAACAGATGAGAAACATCGCCAATTATAACAAATGAATTGCCCATATAAAAAAATTGAAATAATTTTTTTATGGGTTTTACATAAAATAGTTGTAGTTTCATATATAAAATGTCTGATAAGAAATCTCAAATTCAATCTTCTAACGACTTTGATGCTAATCTCGGTGGTCTATCTATTAGTGATATACTTCCCGATACGAAGCCTAAAGGTAAAAAAGAATGTGTTAAAGGACCAGAATGTCCTCATTTTAAAAAAGGAAAGTGCAATTTTTACCATCCTAAGTCTGCGAAAGCTGATGATGAAGATGATGATAATTCTAGTGTAGCTTCTGGTGATTTAGATGAAAAGCCGAAACATCGTGGAAAACCAGCTGCTAAAGTATCTCTTAATTCGAGAGTATCTGTAGAACCTGCTAAAAAACCACCTTGTAAAGACGGCCCCACATGTAAGTTTTTGGCTCGTGGTGAATGCAAGTTCTATCATCCAAAACCTAAACCTGCTGGTGAGAAAGATTTTACACCTCGTGTGCCTTGTAGAGACGGAGATAATTGTAAAAAATTAGCTCAAGGTAAATGTACTTTCTTACATGAACCTGTTTCTGCAGCCGCGTCTGTCAAATCTTCTAAATCTAAAGAGCCTCCTAAATCTAAAGCAACTCTGTTATTGTCTCTTTCACCTGAAGAACGAAAACAGTTTTATGCTATGTCTCCGGACGAGCAAAAGCTATTTTTAGAAGCACTATTATAGATGCACTTTTAATTTTAATAATTTTAATAATTCTTTAATTTTAATAATTTTTTTATTTAACTAAAAAAAGTAAAAAATACATTATTCTATCTATATAAAAAAAATTGATTTTTTTTTTTATATGATATCTCATCAAAGCAGACATTTTAATCATAATGCCAGTAATAAACGAAAAAACATGCTCTTCTTGCCATGGTATAGGACATAATAAAAACAGTAATGTGTGTTCTGATAAACCATCAAAATTTAATGATAAACCATGTTGCAAAAACATAAGTGATATAGATCAAACTAAAGTGGAAACTAAGACAAATTTTGTTAAACAGTTATTTAAAATATTAGAGAAACTGGCTAATAAAAATCGTTTATATAAATTAATAGCCGCTATATCTAATTCAGATGATTATGTTGATGCTCAAAAAGCAGCCAAATTAAATACTAATGATTGTATTAAAATTATCGTTAAAAATTTATGTTATTTTTTACCTGATGATGCTTGTACTGATAATTGTAAACATAAATTTCCGAAAGGACATATACCGTTTACAGTTTTAAATGATGATGCGAGATTGAAAATTTGTCGTAATTGTATTATCAATGGTGAAAAACTTTTTGGATCAATTGCTGAAAATCGTACAAAAATTTATATTGTATGCACTCATCAAAGTGGTTCATCTGATAAGTCTCCTTGTAAAGGTCAGGCAACTGGATTTGTTTCATTGAAAGAATGTGATGCAGATCATATTGTGCCAATTGCTGCCGGTGGAATTCATGACATAGCTAATATACAATTTATATGTAAAACATGTAATGTAGTTAAAGGTCGTTGGTTCTCTAAGTTTGATACTTTAAATGTTGAGTTATTTCACGATAGATACAAAAAACAGATTAAAAAATATCTCAAAGATAAAAAGATTAAGGTTAGTCGTGGAATATTTATTTTGAATGAAGAACAATTAGATGATTTTTCGTCATTCGCTAATAATTGTGTAGTACAATTCATAGCGTCTGCGGATTATCATTCTAATGTTTATGCATACATTAAAAAATATCACAAAACAGTCTTTAAGAAACATTTAGAACCATTGGTTATGAAAATCAATCTTGATTAATTATTTTATAAATTTTTTTATGCAAATGTCTGACTCCGTTTTCTTGTTATTCCTTTATTCGTGTCATCTGACACATCATTATTTCCATTATTATTGTAAATTTTTATTAAATTATAATAATGTATCCTATTGTTCAATATTGTCGTACTGTTTCTTAAGTTCTCTATAGTCACATTCAAGTCTAATGTTCTCCAATTTGAAAACCATTTTGTGTTATGATATGATATTTTTTTATTTATATCATCTAAATTGTCAGATATTTTTATACATAAGTTGGCTACATCGTCCTTATAATTATTAAAATCTTTGTTTGTATTTTCTTTATTATCTTCTAACCAATTTTTTATTAAATTTAATTTAAATTCTATATCTAATATCTCAATCTGATTTTTATATGTATTTAAATGTGGATTACTCGATGGTAACAAATAATATATCGTCTTTAATGTATTTGTCGTACCAATAATAATTCCATTTAACATGTTAATTGTTAAAAGACCAATTGTAGAATAAATTATTGTAGGAACACTAAACATTTTATATTATTATCACATATTATTTTTTATATTTTCAAAATAAAATAACAATATTGATCTTTATATTGATATATCTAATCCAATAACTTTCAGATTATGTTTTTCATACTATCCTTATTTATTATCTATAATATTATTATATGTCTGATAATAATATTATAGATAATAAAAAACAATATTTAACTATTGAATCGTTAGAAAAAAGAAAAAAAATTGCTAAACCAATCGCTAAAATAGATAAGGTTCAATATAATGACAAATATCATATGGTCGTTCGACTTAATAAATCCAGTAATAATATTTATATTAATAAATCTATCAGAAAACCTATTAATAAAAAATCTCTAATTCCTTCTTCTTCATCTTTAAATAGTTTTAGAAATGGTCTTATTTACGATCAAGGACAATTAGGTTCTTGTACTGCAAATGCATTTTGTATGGCTAATTGTATTTTAAACAAAGTAGCAAATAAAAATGTCTCATTCAGACCTTCACGATTATTTTTTTATTATCAAGAAAGAGTTATTCTTGGTACAATAAATGAAGATTCAGGAGCTTATGTTGTTGATGGATTATCATATGTTAAAGTTAATGGTATATGTAGTGAAAAATTATGGCCTTATAATATTAGTAAATTTGCTGTAAATCCATCACCAAACTGTTATGTCGAAGCATTGAAATATAAAATCTCAAGTTATAGTATTATTCCAATTAATGCTAATTTATTGACTAGTATTAAAAATGCTATCTTAAATAAAAAACCTGTCTTGATCGCTATAGCTGTATATGATAGTTTTGAAACAATCAATGTAGCTAAAACTGGTATGGTACCATTACCTAATGTTAATTCTGAACAATGTTTGGGAGGTCATGAAATGTGTCTAATTGGCTTTGATGATAATAAAAAATTATTTACTGTTGTTAATAGTTGGGGATCTACTTGGGGTGTTAATGGTCTTTGTTATATTCCTTATACATATATTACTGATCCTAATTTGTCTTTTGAATTTACTATGTTTTCTGTATAATAAAAAATTGATAAATTAAATTTTAATTGTCTATCAATCTATAATATGATATTATTCTCATATTATGGATTTCATTATTATATCATTGTTTTGCATCATTGTTTGTTATTCATTTACAGACAGAAATATTATGCTTTCATCCGGATTATTAAATTGGAATGATAAACAATTAAATGAACAATATAATTTTTTTAAGATTTATAAAGATCTTAATCTTATAACTGCTACATCTATATTAACATATATTATTAATATTAATGGTTCAATCGGATTAATTCCAACTAATTCAACAATCGATGCAGAACAATATCAATCAAATATACATCAAAATTTAAATTTACCTGCATATCCATGCATATTTTGTGATGCTACAATTGGCTCATGTAATAATCTTGGTGACAGATTGGAAGCTGTATTTAATAATAAAGAAATGTTTATAAATGATTTAATTTCTAGATCAATAAAATATGATTGGAATGGATACACTATTGATTTTGAGCCTGATGTTAATATTGATAATATTAAAACTACAAATTTAATGATTGATTTAGCTTTTCAATTAAGTAAATATAATAAAAAATTATTTATTTGGATAAATTATAATGTTGATGCGTTATATCCATTTAATATTTCCAGTCTTATGAAATATAATAATATTAAATTTTTGACTATGAATACTTATTATTGTGACTATAATACATTTATTTCTGAAGCATCTAATGCAATTATTCACGCTTATTCATTAAGCAAATTCGGGTTTGGATTACTAACATATGAATCCAATTCTGTCATTAAAGAAGATGAATTAAATAAAATTATATTATGGTTAAAGATCTATAATAATTCATTTTTATCATTATGGGCGTCTAAAATACCTCCTAATTGGTTCATACCATTAAATAATTTTTTAATGAGCTAAATATTTGAAACTTTTTTATTATTATTTATCATCTACTTGTTGATGCTTAAGCATTAACAAGTAGATGATAAATATATAAGAAATAGCAGGTTTTCAGTTACGGTTAGCCTCAGTTACGGCAATTCATTTATAACGCATATCCATCATTTTTATTGTTCAATAATATTTTTTTAATGGAAAAAAAATTGATTTTTATACATTATATATGATATATATAATATATATATAGCATATTTTAGATGATTAATAATATTGGTATTAAGGACATCAATCCTAATAAAATATTATTCAAGGGTAGCAATAAGTTTGAGGATATTGGTTCTGACAAATTATTTAATATACATAATTATGAACCTAATATATATCTTAGACAAATTGTAGCAAAAACTGAACGATATTTAGATCTATATGATATAATTAACGATCCAAAAGATACATATTATTTATGTGTATCATATGAAAAAATATTTAAACATAAATTTGAAATCGGATGTAAAAAATGTATTGGTAAAGAATTATGTTCTGGATATGTTCATAGTCATATTTATAATAAAAATTGTAATAAAATAAATTGCATAATAAATATAAATAATGGTGGTTCATGTTATGGTTATACATTCGACCATATTAAATATAATTCGTATGGAAACATGTATATTAAAAATTTACATAAATATAAATGTAATATTCATTGTAAATGCAAATGTAATAACAATAAATGTGCTATTGATAATTGTAAATATCAGATCTCAACTAATGATTGTAATTGTGTTTGTGATGAAAATTGTGAATCACTCGAAACTCAACTAGGCATTTCTGAGTCTATTGATGAAAATGATATGTCTGATTTTTTTAATGATTATGACAATATGATTGATATCAATAAAACTTTAGTTAGAGGTATTAAAGAAGAATTATGCTTTAGTTGTAATAATAAAGATATTGTATTATACAATCATAATTATAATACTACTATTGGTAAAAATAATCTTTTTTATAATGCTTCTCTAGAAATGAAAAATGAAGTTAATTTAAATTGTAAATTTGTTAATTATAATGATCAAAATTATAATGATGATGATGATGATTATAAAGATTTAATTAATAAAATAGATCAAAAAGGTAATGTATTAATAAAAATTTTTGGTAATAAAGATATATTAATTCAAAAAATTGAAAATCATTTTAAAAATAATGAATATTATCCAAATGATAGTATTATTGCTATGGTCTTAATACATCGTGAAAATATGATTAAAATTTTTCCTCAGTTATTTACTAATCATGTATTGTGTAAATATGCACATAAAGGTTGTTTAAATAATAACTGTGGATATAGTCATCTGTTTCCTAATGAATATAATTTAATAAATGATAACTATTCTAAAAAATATAATATATAATTGTTATATTATACATTCTTTTATTTAGAAACAATAATTTAAATACATTTGATAATCATCATTACCTCCTGTGCGTTTTCTTGGTAGTGGTGTTTTTGGTGGTTTCGCTATTAGTTTTCGTGACGATTGCGATATCTTTATTATTGGTTTTGCTGCCGGTACTGCTACTGGTACTGCTGGTGATCGTTTTTCAATTTCTTCGCTCAAATTTAATAAAAAATTTATTTTTAAACATCTATCTTTCATAACACGAATATTTTCTTTTTTTATATATTCAGCTTTCTGTGCTTTCGCTTGTGCATATAATTGTTTTTTTAAACCTTCTGCATTTTTTTGATTTATAAAATATATTACCAATGATGCTTTACCATTAAATGGTTCTACATTATCTTCATATACATTACTAATACGAGAATCAACAAAGTCATGAAAATTACTATCTATTTGCTCAGGTAATGGATTTTTATTCGATGTTTGTATAACAAATTTTACAATACCTTTGTATGTTAAATTTTTAAGCAATTTAAGAAATTTTTGATCTGCTATATTATAACAACATTTTTTGTCAGGTTCATCACAATTACAATCTTCACAATATTTACCATCATTATTATCATTGTATCCAAATATAATAACTAATGGAAGTTTATTACTTGTTGGTTCAAGATAGTTGAAATAACTTGCTCCAGATATACTTGTAATAACTATATCATTTTCTTTTACAACATATTTTTTTCCAGACATTATATATATATATATATATAATATAAATTTAATTGAATATTATATTATATTTTTCAAAAAATTATTTACAATTATATTTTTGTGACGAAATTTTAATAACAATAATGAAAATAAATTAAGTCGTTATATACATATCCACCGTCAAAATCAACAGCTTCTTCCTCCTCTTCTACTACATCTAAATTTGCTGCTGCTCTCATTTCTTTTAATATTTCTTCTTGTGTTTTTTCTTTAATTTGTTCATATACTTTTTTAAATGGATCATTCGCTCTAATATCTTTCAGAAATTTGTGTGTTATTTCTCCATTTTTTATTTTTTGTTCAATTGCATTTATAATAGCTACTTTGTCTGCTTGTTGTTTTGGATCACGACCTAATGTTATATTTGATAGTACCAGTTTCATTTTATCGTCCTTCTCACTTTCTTCATTTTGTTTTATTCGATCTAATACTTTGCTATAGATAGATGCAATTTTTTTGTCTGATTCTAATCCAACATTTAATATAGATTTTTTTTCTCTTAAAAAAATTTTTGATGTTTCAATTTCATTTTGCCTTTTAATTACTCTAACAATCTCATTTATAATCTCTCCTTCATTAAATTGTGTAGCTCTCTTAGCTATTGTTTCAATTTCACTCTCATTCTGTTTAGATTCCAGTATTTTTTTTTTTTCTTTTTGTATTTTTTCTTTTTTAGT